TCCGCCGGCACCTACCAGGCCCACAGCCAACTGCGCCGCAGTGACGAGGGCCTGTTTGTTCGCCTCGACCCAGGCCTTGATCTGGCCGGCGATCGCGGTTGCCCGGGCCGCAACGTTCTGAATTGCGGGCGCGAGTGCGGTGCCGATGGCGAGCGCCACGCCCTCCGCGGCCGACAGTAGTTTGCGAAACGAACCACCGAGGCCGGAGTCCATGCTCTTGGCGGTGGCGTCGGCGGTGCCACCGGCGTTCTGCAGTTTTGCCTGCAGGTCACGGATCGACACGGCGCTCCGGCCGATGGCACTGGCCGCGGTGATGCCCAGGAGCCCGAAGGCCTCGCTGAACTTGGCGGCCCGTTCGCCTGTTCCCAGGTCCTTGGTGGCCTGGTTCACCTCTTCCAGTACGTCCACCAGGGGACGGGCGTTCTTGTTGGCATCCTGGAAGGAGACGCCAAAAATGCCTTGCAGCTTTTCCGCTTCCGCACCGGTCAGCGTAAGTAAGCGCCGCATGGCCGTCCCGGCCTCGCTGCCGAGAATCCCGACGTTGCCCAGTCCGCCCAGGATCGCGAGCGTGTCCTCGATCGACATGCCGAAGTCGGCGGCCACGGGGCCGGCGTAACTCAGGGATTCACCGAGGGACTCCACGGAGTTGAAGCTGGCGTTAGCGGCCACGGTCAGGGCATCGGCGACCCGCGTGGCGTGTTCGGCCCCCATGCCGAACTGCCGCAGCGTGGAGGCCATGATGCCAGCCGAGAGCGTGGCATCGGTCCCCGAGGCCCGCGCCAGATTGAGCACCGCGGCCGTCATCTCGTTGACCTGTTTCGGCGAGAATCCGGCTTTTCCCAACTCGCCCATCAGATTGGCGACCTCCACGGCCGTAAAGCTCGTGGTGGCGCCGAGGCGTTTGGCTTCCTCGGTCATCAACGCCAGGTCCGCGCCCGTCGCTTCGCTGACGGCACCGACCATGCGCATGGCGTCGTCGAAGTCCGCAAAGCGTTTGACGGATATGGCCAACGGCATGGCGATCGCCACGCCCATCCCCGCCAGCTTCTGGCCGATCGCCTGGATGTCCTTGCCGGCGTCGGAGAGTTGGCGCCGCATGTCGCGCATGCCGCGTAGGAAGGCGTTGTTCTTGAGGAACAACTCCACAAACGCGCGCCCGGCTCGAATGTCTCCGCCGCTTGCCATTTAGAGCCTCACGATCAGTTTGCCGCCGTTGGCGAGGATCTCGGCCACCTTCTCGTCCACCAGGTGGTTCGGCGGCTCGCGATCGCCGCCGCTGGCCCCGTGACTGCCCGTGCGGATGAACTGTTCGACGTCCACGCGGCTGGCCGACTTATCGAACAGCCGCCCGATCGCCCAGGCCTGGCTGAGCAGTAGCATCCGCCACTCTTCGCGGCGGCCCACGGCCATCTGCCACAGCACCCGCAACGTTAGGCCGCCGGGGCGCTGACAGAGGAAGCCGGCGAGGTAGAAGCAGTACTCGGCGGGATCTCGGCCGGGCCAGACGCAGACGGACTGGCCGTTGATGGTGGCGAATCGGTAGCTACGAGCGTCGTGAGCTGCCCGCCGACGACCTCCATCACCGCGTCGCGGAACTGAGCCGGCACGTCCGGCCGGTTCAGCAGAGCCATCATCGGCTGAATGGTTTCCCAGGTGGCCGCGGCTTCGAGGCGCTGAGTCCAGCGGGAGCGAATCTTCGACCATCGCGCGGGTGGGAAAAAATCCGCCGCGGCACCTCGGACCGCCTCACAAGCCCGGTCGATCGCCTCGCCGGCGATGACCTTGGCGAAGTCCCGCGGACTGACCTTGGCCGCTGCGAGCTGCTCGCGGCAAATGACCTGCAGCGCCCGCACGAGCGATACGACGTCCAATTCCAGGGCCACGTACCCAGCGGCGCTCACGTCCGCCAGGTCGATCTGGCACTCGTCGCGCAGCTGGCCGAGCACGAAGGCATCGATCTCGACGCGCCACGGTCGATCGGTGGCGTCGCGGAAGGTGGTCATCGCTAGTCTCTCCGGCGTCGCAATGGCAAAGTTACAGAGGGATCCCCCGGCAGTCGGCCGAGGCTTGGTCAACACACGCCTCACGGCGTGGAGTCTTCACCGCTGAGGATGTACAGGGTGGCCGGCCCCGTCGTGCTTCCGTTACTGGCGTGAGCCTGAGTAATCGGGTTGCCGGTGAATGGGTTCGTCGCACCCAGGGCGATCTGGTACGTATGCGCCACGGACCCGGCGACCAGATCCAACTGGGCAATGGTCGCATTGCCGCTGTCCTGGAAATCGACGTGTGCCACACCGTCGCTGTCCAGGTCGTTCTTGAGGAACACGCCGATGACTTGAATGTTGTCCCCGTCGATGTTGCAGACGATCGGCACCTGCTTGCAGACCACGACGTCTGCTGTGGCGGAGGCAGGGAAGTCGTCTCCCGCACCGCCGTCCAGCGCGAGCGCGTTGGTGACGATCGTGCCGTCGACGCCGTAGCGCACGCCGCCGCTCCAATAGACGTCAAACTTGCCGTTCGTCTGACCGTGGCCGCCGGCTAGATTGCAGGCGGCCGTGTTGGCATCCGTCTTGACCCAGTCCGTGACGGCTTTCCCCACCGGCAGGGAAATCTCATAGGGATTGGGATGATCGAACTCAGTAACCGATCCCGGCGTTCCGCCGTTGGAGAAACTGACTCCACCCAGCGAAAACGTTCCAACAAATGATCCCTGGGGCATGGTGGCACTTCCTTATGCTGATGAGATGATCGGCCAGCAAACGGCGATCAAGGGTTTAGCCGAGGATCGGCTGCCGTCCGGCTTCCTTGGTCGGGGTGCCGGTGAAGTCGTACATGCTCTCGCCGGAGAGCGGCCCACTGTGCTTCTTGGACAGCGTGCAATCGCCGTCGAACAAGACGGCGCCGCTTTTGGTGGTGACCTTGAGGGCGAGCGGGGCGCCGGTTTTGGCGGCGGCGATCATCAGGATCAAGACCGCATCGGCCGGGTCATTCAACATTTTCCAGTTCACGGTGGCGCCGAGTTGGGTCACGCGTTCCGTCTTGATCGGCACGGTGGCGCCCGTCCCGCGGCCGGTGGTCGATCCCTTCTCCGGCTGCAGGTCGTAATCGACGTCGGTGGCGTTCGTCACTTGCGTCGCGGCCGTCGTGCCGGCGGTGCCGATGTACAGTTTCTGTTCGAAGCCCATTTCTTCCGACATCGGTCAGACTCCTATGTGCCAATGGATCCGGCCCAGTCGCCGGCGATGCGTGTCAGATTCTGTTGGAGCGCCGGCAGCATGAACGGCCGCTGTTCGAAGGTCGCGCCCTTGTACTCGCCGCCCAGTTCATGCGGGCTGCCAGCCGTGCCGATCTGGGAGGCGATCGTGCCGATGACGGCGCCTTCGCGATCGGCGGCGTAGCGGATCGCGCGGCGGATGAGCCCCCGCTTGGTATACGGTGGCTTGCCGGCCGGGGCGGCCGTTTTGGCTCCCACCGCTTTGAACCGTCCCTTGGTGTCCCGGCCGCTGCTGGTCGGACGCTTGACGATCGACTTGCGCGCGTCCTCCATAATCGCGTGGGCACCCTGCCGATGCGTGGCGAGCGCAGCCCGGCCTGCCGCGTCCTCGACGCGTTTGGTGCTGTCCTCGATCTTGACTCCCATGCCGAACATCAGAGCGTCCTGCTGCCCTCGAACATGAGGCGGACGATACTCAAGAACTGCCGATACTCCCGCAAGTGCTTGCGGCTGTAGGTCAACACGATGTCACTGGATTGCCACACCGCCGCTTCGAATCCGGACAACCGGCCGGCCACGAAGAAGTGATGCAAGGCCTCCGTCAGGTACACCAGCGAGTCCAGCTTCGCCCGTTCGACACGGTTTTCCACGTTCTGGTCCTGCCGGCCGAATTTCTTGCGGACCGCGATGTCGAACCCCAGCCGATGCTTGACTTTCCCGCGCGATGCCAGTTCCGACTTGGCGTAGGCCGTCTGCAGCGGCACGACATCGACGTGCAGCACGTTTTCGACTTTGAGTTCGTCGGCCCAGTCCGCGTAGGACCGCGCGGCCGAGAACTCGATGCCCCACTCGTGTTCGTTGATCGCCTCGACGATGGCGTCTCCGGCGGACACGATGAGTGCTTCCGCCATCGGCGGGCCTCCCTGCCTCTATCCCAGCCGCTTGCTGTGGATCAACCAGTGTTGAAAGTGCAGCTCCGCCGCCGGGCGGTCGCCCAGCGGCAAAACCTCGAACATGTCCCCGAGCTTGTCGGTAAGCCAGTCGCCTTCTTTCGGTGCGACCGGTTCGCCGTCGACCAGGTATTCGCTGATGTGGATCAGCCAGTCCCGACCGGCGGTGACGGTCAAGACGCCGTTGGTGTCGACGATTTCATAGTCTCGGTCCCAGACTTGCGCCGTGGCCGTGGCGGACGCCGTGTCACCCCGCGCGATCGTGGCCTCTTCGCCGAAGCTCTCGGCGAACTGGTCCGCGACGTCGGCAAAATCTTCGGTGAAGCCCATGGGGCTGCTCTCTCGTCACGGGGTGACGTAACATTGGCCCGCGCGGACACGGAGGCCCGCGCGGGCCCTTCGGATGATGTGCGTCAGGACGCCAGGTCCGTGGTGCGGATTGCCAGGTGGGCAATCCGGATCTCGCCCGGCGTGTCGTTGGAGGTTTTTTCCAGGTGTGCCAACAGCTTGAGCGGTCCCGTAGCCGCGTTGAGCTTGAAGGTGCTCGCCGCCAACACGCGGACGCCGTTGATGTAGATCTTGATGTTGGTCAGATCCCGGCAGTCGAAGCGGAAGTCGAAGTAAGTGTCGTCCACCGCATCGACCGTGGTGTCCGTCGCCGCCACTTCGGTCGTGCCGTCGTCCGACTCGGCGAGGATGTCGAGCGCCGTGCCGTCCAGGTGGAGGAACAGGCTCTCCGTGATCGAATCGGCATCGCTGGCGTGCGTGGCGATGGCCACGCCCACGTTGATGTCCACCACGTTGGCATCGCCGATGTCGTAGACGGCCATCCGGCCCTCCACCACGAACGGAATCGCCACGGGTACCGATGCCTGGGACAAGGCGTCGACCTTCTGGACCTCGGCCGTCGCGCTGAAGGCCAGCTTGGCATAGCCGGGCCCCATGGTCAGGGCCGGCGTCCCCGCCGTCAGGACGAGGACCGTGTCGGCCGGCTGCCGCAGGAGGTCGACGACATACACCGGCTGCACGTTCAGGTCGACGCTCACCGTCGTGTCGGCGGACGCCGCATCCGCCAGGGCCACGCCCAGCACGAAATCAGCGCCGGCCACCGCTTGCAGCGGCGTGGCCGTGTTGGCCGAGCGGTCCCAATAGACGCGGTCACCCTTGAGGATGACGACGCCGGCCGTCTTGGCGAACGTGTGCTGGCCGGTCGTCTTCAGGCCGGCCTCCTCGCCGGAGGTCAGGGCGCGCAGGCCTTGGACCACCGCGGCGCGGCCGTCGGCCAGTTGGATCACTTCGCCGGACGCATAGCCGGCAGCCGGGGTCGGCTGGGCGACCACGTCGGAACTGTTGGAAAGAAGTGCTTCGGACATCGTTACAGGCTCCAGTGTGGGTCAGATGGACGGTTGAGGCGTCACATCCGGCCGCGGCGATCGCGGCCGGCTCCGGTGTGTGGTGGCGAGGTCAGGCCGCGCCGGTGCTCTTGTAGAGGCCGGGGTAGTCGGCCACGATCACGCAGACGTCGAAATTGATGTCCCAGCCGATACCCCACTGCCCGCGGTCCAGCGTGTACTGCCGCATGACGGGCATGCCGTTGGTGCCGCGGCGCGTGCCGACGCGGATCGTGCGTTGGCCGCCGGCGGAGAGGAACCAGTTGGTCGCGCTGCCGGTCCGGGTGACTTTGTCACGCGGGTCATAGACACCCGCCGCGCCGACTCGGTCGTCGACCACCAGCTCCACCTGCTGCTGCTGCAGGATCTGCAGCATGGCGTTGGACACTGCGTTCAGCGGGATGTAATCGGGATCGCTCCGTGTGCCGTGCGTCTTCGCCAGGGCCACGCCGTGGAGGATGGTGCCTGCGGTGAACATCAGCGCGCCGGGCACGACCATATAGCGTGGCCGGATGCCCAGTACCACGCTGCCCTCGCGCTGTTCGGACATCGCCTGGATGGCGGCGGCGAAGCTTGTCGTCGAGAGCGCACCCGTCCCCAGGTTGCTGTGGTCGGTGTGGAAGAGGGCCGTGCCGTCAGCCACCAGCGCGGGGTTGGCGAGCAGCGTGCTGTAGACCAGGTCGGGCCGCAACCGACGGGCCGCCTGACCCATCTCGAACGGCATCGCCAGGATCGCACCCAAGCGATCGTCGAGCAGGTCCTGTTCGTCCACCGTGAACTTCTTGGCGTACCGCCCCAACCGGTAGGTCTCATGCTGGTCGGACAGGATGGCGTCGTTCGCAGTCCCGCCGCGCGGCAGCTTGTCCAGTGCCGCCCCGCCCTTTTGCAGCGTGATGTCTTCCTGGATCAGGAAGTTGGGGATATCCGCCTCGCTGGCGCACCAGCCGGTCGAATCGGGGATCTCGTTCCAGCCCGCGACGATGCGGGCGTAGACGTTGGTGGAGAACACGTGGTTGAGACTGGCGCCCGAAACGGCCATGCGGACCGCTTCCTCGGGATCCATCTCGATCCGCCCCGTGTCGAGCTGCACGCACATCCGGCAGAGGTCCACGGCCGGCAGCCGCGAGAACCGCTCGCCGCGGTCCGCGTCCTGCGCCGTCAACGGCTCGCCGCGGCGGCCTCGGCGGCCGTCGTACAGGCGGGCCTGGGTGGGATCGTCCCCCGCGCGGGCGATCAGCGCGGCGGAGAGGCTGCGGACGCTGAGGTCGGTCTCGAAGCTCCGGCTGTGAATCGCGGGGCCTTGCACCGCCGGGTTCTGCGGAGCGCGGCGTCCCCGCACCTCGGTTAAAAACGCCGGGGCGGCCCGTTCGGCCGTCCAGCCTTCGGCGATCGCCCGCTGGCGCGTTTCCGGGGAAACATCAGTTCCGGCCAGCTCCGTAATCTGCCGCACGCGCTCGCGTTCCGCGGTGATCGCCGCCTGGCGGACCTGGTCCTCGGTCAAGCCGGGAGCCGGCGGATGCGCCGGCGGCTGCACGGGAGGCGCGGTGCGCTGCCCCTCGGGGGGCGGAGCACCCGCTCCCGGGCCTTGGTGCCCGTCGGCGGCCGCCCGCTGTTCGAGCGTCAGACCGGCATACAGCGTCTGCGCCTCGGCGTCCGTGGCGTCGGCCCGCAAGCCGTGGTGTTGCTCCAGGTAAGCGCGAAGTGTCGGCGGCATCTCGGAAGTCTCCTGTCGTTGAGAGAAAGTGGTTTCGTCGCCGCGGATCTTCGCGGCCTGGTCGGCGCCGATGGCGAGGAGACTGCCCTCGCGCGGCGTCCATAGCGTGGTGACCCGTAGCGACCGTTTGCCGGCGGTGAACGTTCGGCCGGCGACCGAGGCCGTCTGCCCGGCCGGAATTCGGACCGCACCGTCCCCGACGCGGTAGCCGACACTGATGTCGGTCAGGTGCCCGTCGCGCACCTTGGCCCAGGCGCGGAGGCTGGGATCGTCGCCCGCGAAAAAGAGTCGGCCCACGAGCTGGTTGTGTTCGACGCGGAGGTTCCGAATCGATCCCAACACGGCATCGAGTGACCCCTTGTAGTGGTTGTCCAGCAGCGGCAGCTGCGGCGGCAGCTGAACGCCGGACATGAGCAGCCGCTCGGAGAGGATCTCGCCGCTCATCCAGTCGTGGACCTCGACCTCGTTTTCGGTCGCGAGGACGGCCTCCACGCTGCGATCCGCCTCGTTGGCCGTCGCGGCGCGGATGGTCATCGTGCGGCTGGTCAGGTCGCGTGTGACCTCCTGGCGCAGGGTGAGACGCGGGGCCGCAGACGCAGCGATCGCCTGTTCGCCCAGGGCCAGACCGAGACGTCCCTTCTGATCCAGCGGCAGCCGCTGGTAGAACTCTTGAGCCGCGCCGGGCGACGCCTCCGGGGCAAGACCGAGACGTTCTAGCTCCGCGCGCCACAGGGCCGGAAACTGGGTGCGTTCAGACTGCATGGGCCGCCTCCTCGTCCTGCTCGGCGAGTCGGTCGTCGACGATGTCGGCGACGCTCGCAGTTGGTGTGGGTTGAGCGGTCCACCACGCCGGCAGTTGGACCCCTGCTTCAGCAAAGGCGCGCTCCACACGCTGGAGGGTGCGCAAGTGCGTGTCGAGATTGCTGCCGCGCGCGGCCAGCGCGCCGGCAAAGGACACGGTGCGATTGCGGAGGCCGGTTTCCTCGGCATTGGCTTCTTTGACGGGATCCACGTGCGGCCGCGGTGTCCACGTCCAGATGTATTGGACGAATTTGGGTCGGCGGCGCAGGGCCGGCACACTGAACCGGGCTTCAGCCGCGACCAGGTCTGCCAGGCGGTTGAGCGTGCCGTAACTGGTGGGCGTGCCGCTCAGCCAGCCCTGGATGCCCTGCACCGTGCGGTTATAGGTCTGGGTGTCCAGCCGCGCGGAGGAATAATTGTGCTTGGTAGCGTCCAGGCGGACCATCAACAGCGGCATCCCAAAGGGCCGTCCGATGTCGCGTTGGCGCTCGGCGCGGAACTCCGGATACTGCGCGGGCGGCTGCGAGGCTTGATATTGCCAGGGCTTCCAACCCGGGGGAGCCATCTTGAGCGTCCGCCGTTCCATCGTGGTCCGTTCGGGCGTGTTCCACACCGGGGCGTCGGGATGCTCGGTGTAGAGCAGGGCCGCGGCATCGGCCATTTGCCGGGCGGCGTCCTGGACCTGCGCGTCATAGTCGCGCAGATCGGCCACGGCCTGCAGCGAGGGCACGACCCAGGGGAAGCCGCGGGCTTGGCCCTCTTCGTCGAGCACAAACTCGTGGATGATCAGGTCGGGCGGGACGGGCGTGTAGGGCACCAGCGAGGCGCCCGTGGGGTTCGGCGGCGCGATCCAGTACCGCACCGGGCGACCGTCGGCGTAGGGCCGATCGAATTCGATGCCCATCATCAGGTGCGGATTGCCGGCCTGGTCCCACGGCGAGGCGAGCCGGCGGGGATGCAGCAGCCGCAGTCGCATCGCGACCGGGCCTGCGGCCTGCGGATCGGTATCGATCTGGGCCAGAAACTCCCCGCAGCGGGGCAGATTCCGGACCCACAGCTTGAGCATCGCCGTGCCGGAGACGTTGGGCCGGAACGTTGGGGCGGAAAACCAGTCTTCCCAGACGTGCTCGAACGCCTCGCTGTAGGCGTCATCATCGGACAGCACCTGCAGCGTGGGGCCATCGGGTCCTACCACGTCGTCCACCAGCGTGCCCACCACGCCGCACAGCATGCCGTTGTTGCGCGTTTCATGGATGGCTCGGGCGCGCAGCGTGGGCATTTGAGCGAGGAGCCAGGAGTTGATGTCGGTGTCCTCGGCCGCCTGCCAATGCGCCTCGTTGAGGCGATCGGTCTCGGCCACATCGAATCCCCGCTGGCCCCAGGCTGGCGCGGAGTGGTAGCGGGATGCGGCAGCATCCTTGCTGCCCCCGCCGAACCACGATCGAATCCATTCGATCATTCCCGCGCTCTCGCCAAGGAGGTCAATAGTCGCCGGCAGCCGCCGGCCGGGCGTAGACGATCTTGCTCTGTTGCAGCGGGCCGCCCCCGGCAAAGGTCGCGGCGGCCTTCATCTGTCGGCACTGGCCAATGAAGGAATCGATGGCTTGGACGTTGGACCACCCCATCTGCTGGGCGTTGCCGGCTGCCGCGCGCTGCACGTTGGGCAGCACGGCCAGCAGGATCTTGGCCTTCATGGCTGCCAGAATGGCGGCGTCGAAATCCAGTGCATCCAGAGCCGCAGCCGCCGTGGCGGCGTAGGCATTCAGTTGGGCGACATTGCTGCTCATCCTCGTCGGAGTCCCTGCGCCGGTGCGTTACACATCAGACGGAGCAATACCGCCCCATCGGCCAAGGGTCAAAGGCACGTTTACAAATCACTGTGGCGGCGCGGGGTGAAGAAGGGCGGCGGCGCGTCGGCATCCTGGAAAGTGAACGGGTGGCCGCAATGCCGGCAGCGCGCGTGACCCCAGGCCCACCACAGAATTTCTCGCTCGGGCGCCTGGGGGGGTGGCTTGAGGATCTCGCTGTCCTGGCAGCCGCACCGCGGGCATTCGGGGCCGTCGCATAGCTCCAACACGGGATACATCGTTACCTCCGCTTCTGATTCTGACGTCCGAACCAGCTGCGCGGCGCGGGCTTCTGTTCGGCCTGGACGCGCAGCTGCAGCACGAAGTCCGCAGCCGCCACGGAGCTGGTCGCCGCATCCAGGAAGTGGTTGTTGCGGTCGATCCGCTCCCAGACGATCACCCGGCCGCGGCCGGGGAGAAACTTCTCCACCTTCCGCTCAGCGGTGATGTGGGCAGAGTACTCGTCGTGCTCACCCGGATCCGCCGCGGCCCAGAGGGTGAGGGCGCCTGGCTCGTCCGCGGGCATCGAGAGCCGGTCATGGACCTGGCTCTTCCAGCTGTCGACGCTGATGTGGACCAACAGCACGCCGGGCAGCAGCTGGCCGTTGCGGCGTACTCGGCGGATGTCGTACTCGTTGCCCACGTAGACCACGTCGCCCGTGCGCCGCGTGGGCGAGACGTAGCGGCCCGTGCGATGCTGGCCCTCCCCGAAGCCCTTGCTGGGGCGGTACCGCTCGCTGCCGGCGGGCAGCTCCTTGTTGGCGATCCCGCAGAACTGATAGACCGCGTTGGTGTGCTCGTGGTAGCCGCTGTCGATCCAGACTTGGGAGGCCGTGCGCCGCGGGCTGCCGTCGGCGACTGGCCAGCCGCTGTCGAAGTACGTGCGGAGCTGATGCAGCGCGGCCAGCAGGCCGCGCGTCGTGCCCAGCGATTCCCACTCGACGGTCTGCGTCCCATATTCGATCACCGGCCAGTTGCCCGTGGGCCGGACGGCCACCGCGTGCCAATGCAGTTCCCGTTTGCCTGTATCCACCCCGACCGCGATGCCAATGGAGTCCGCGGGCACCACGCCGCGCCGCAACTCGCCCCGGCGGCCGGCGACGTGGTCAGCCTCGAGGCGCGTGAGATCGATTTCCGGCGGTTCGTAGGGCAACGTCCAGACGAACTGCCGCATCTTCTTTTCCGCGTTGTCCCGGTCCCGGCTTTTGGCTGCCAGCCACTCCTCGGCCCCCAGATCTCCGGCGGACACGAATGGGTTATCGATCGCGGACCAGCGGAACCCGAGCGTCTGCGTCGCCGGCGAATCGCCGGTGATCCTGCCCTGCGTGTCGATCTCCTGACCGCGGTGCACGAGGACAGCCCGGGCCGCCGCCTCCCGTCGCTGGTCCTCGGTCCAGGGCTCCGAGCAGCTCGGGCAGTGAAACGCACTCTTGGCCGCGGCTTCCTCTTCCGACTCAACATCCTTCCAGCCGCGGAGGTGCTCGCGCTCCGGCGTCACGAACTCTTGGCAGTGCGGGCAGGGCCGGGCGATCCGGCTATCCGTGCCCTGCTTGATCTCTTGCCAGATGCGGCCTTTCTCGACGCTGACGGTGCATTCCAGGTAGATGCGTTTGCCGGTGCGGCCGAAAGCCCTCGTGCGGCCTTCGAGTTGCTCGATTTTGTCCGCCTCGCGGCTGGCTTCACCCGCCTCGTCCAGGCCGTCTACCTCCGTAACGGCCAGCACGCGGGCGGTATAGCCGGCCCGTTTTTTGTCGCCTCCGCCGCCGCTCATGAACCGCAGCGACGCGCCGTTTCTGAACTTGATGGCCCGCTTCACATCGCCGCCCCGGGATCCCTCGCCCGTCGTCGGTAGCAGCTCCCGATAGCGGCTGGCGTCGATGACCGGCAGGAAATCCTCTTTCCACTTGTCCTGCGCCATCGCCATGTCGGGCAACCCGATGATCACGGTTTCGCCAATCTCGAACAGGTGATACAGGACGGGCATCACGTAGCAGAGCAGCGTCTTGCCGTTCTGTGTGGGACCCGCGGCGGCGTAGCGCGTCCATTGGCCGGAGTCGATCGCCTGGAACCAGAGCCGCGAGACGGGATGCCGATCGTGGCGGTAGCGCTCCCCGGCGAAAGGGCCATTGGGCAGCAGGATTTCCGCTTCGGCCCAGTCGGTGATCGTGCGGAGAACGGGGGCTTGGGCCGCGGCAAGGCACCAGCGGAAGGCCTCAAGCAGCGGCCTGGTCGGCAGGCTTGGCAAACTCATCGTCAATCACCCGTCCGCATTCGGCTAACGCCTCGGTCACCACGCGGTGCGCATCGGTGCCGAACCGCTTTCGCAGCCGCTCCCCGGCGCGCTTCAGAATCACGGACCAGCGCAACAGTCCTTCGCGGATCCGCTCCACGCTGACGAGCTGGTGTTGCCGCTCCGCCAGCTCCAGCTCCGCCAGTGCCGCCTTGGCCAGCCGGTACCGCTCGAGTCCTTCCGAGACTTCGGCCTCGTCCTCCAGTTCGTCGTCCACGCCGCGGTGACGCGCATGCGGCTGCCAGGGTCCATCGCGCCGCAGCCACTGCGCGATGTCGTCGAGCGGATACGCCGGCGACTTGCCGGGCATGCCCTGCTTGGCCCAGTTCTTGACCGTGTCTACCGAGACGCCGAAGAACCGTGCTACATCGGCCTGGCGCTTGGCGCACCAAGGGTCCTGCTTGGGCTGCTTGGGCTTGGCCATCCTTGACCATCCTTGCTATTAAGGCACCCCGAGCCGCTCGGGCAGCGGCCATTCATCCGCGTCCGGCGCTTCCTCCGGCGGCCCCCAATCGATGTCGCCCGCGCCCTTGAACTTGTACTTGCCCCCGCGCAAAAACCCGTTGTGCTGCGCGATTCCGACACTGTTGCTAACGAACGCAATGGTCCGCCGATCGAGGAACCGGCCGTCCGTACCGACGCCCGTGACCATCTGCGCGTGCATCGTCACATCCGCCGCCGGCAGTCCATCCCGGTCGACGCAGAGCACCCACCCCGTCGTGCAATCCGGCGCGGCCGGCGCGAAGATCGCAATGGCAGTCATCGAGTAGGTCGCCGTCTGGTTGCCAGCTACGATCAGCGTGGTGCCACCGTAGTGGTAGCCTCCCAGAGAGATCGACACCGTCCAGGTACCGTCATCGACATTAAACGTGCACTGACCGCTCACGTCGGTCGTCAGCACGTACGTCTCGGCACCCTTAGAGAGCCGCACACGTGCCGATTCCAGGGGATTTGTGCCGTCATCGACGGTGACTGTCACCGTGCGAGCCCCGGCACCACTGCCGCCGCCTTCCCAGGAACCGCTGCCGTGTGCGGCCGCCAGACCGGCGCCCACGTTGGCAGCGACGTCAGCAGCCGTCAGTCCTGGATCCACGCCGCCTGTGGGACCGGTCCACAGCTTGTTGCCGGGGGCCACCAGCATGCGCACCGCAACCCGCTCGGCAATCTGGTCAATAACCTCATCCGTAATGCCGCCGCCAGCTGCAAACACCTGGCTGTTGTTCGTGACGGCGATACCGCTAAAACTGGCAACCAGATTATTGGAGCTGTCGCGCAGGATGCCAGCCGCATAATCGGCCGTCAGCGTCTCCCCGAACAGTATTGGCCGACTCGGCGTGTAATACAGCAAAGCACTGCCGTTGCCAGAATAGTACGACAAAGATACTTCCGTTGTTCCTACCAAAAGACTGAAACCATCGTCGCCCCCACCAGCGTCCAAGACTGGTTCGTCAAAGGCCACGATCATCAAATTGCCGGCCGCTGGTATCAACACGTACTCCAGCGCTGGCGGATTGGGATCGGTGCTATCTGCAATCGCCGACTGACTCAATCTCGGCAAAGTCTGAACCGCAATGGCCGAGACAATCGGATAGGCCGCAGATAGTTGCGTAAGTCGAGGCAGCGATTGACCAACTACAGAACCAGAAATCGACGCGCCGCTGGCGGACTGTGTCAATCTTGGCAATGAGAGCGCTGCACTACCCGATACGATCGGCGACGCTGCCGCCGCTTGGCCCAATTTTGGCAAAGTTTGTGCGACCGAACCGGATGGCGCCGCCGTCGCCGCCGCCGCCCAAAATACGCCCGTCCGGCTGGAATAGATCACGTAGTTTTGGTCTACCTCGTCCACGTGTTCTATGTACATAGCTTCATACGTGGTTAGAGGTACGGAGTCGGTCAATTTCGATTCTGACCACGTTGCTCCGGTATCGAATGATCGCAATCGCCATAACTCAGTCAGACCGCCAGCATAGTCACTCGCGAAAACCTCCCACGTACTGCCATTGATGGAAATCGCCCCGTTGTGTTGGTTGTGAAATTGCGTCGCACTAAGCTCTTGATGCGACCACGCCGAACCGTTCCACTTCGCGACGTACATAACGATCGAACAATAAGTGGTGACGTCGGCATTTTCTACCGGGTGCTTGCTGTAAAGCACCATCGGATAACCATTGGAATCGACAGCAATGGAGTGAGCGGACGCCGGCTTGTAATTGGCAAGCATGTCGATGGTGAGTTCGTCTGCTGGCAGCGTAAGGGTCGTGCCGTCGGCTTTCTTCCAAGTCACGCCGGCGTCATCCGACATGAAGTAGCCGACTCGCTGGTGGTGAATGTTGGTAAGACTCTGGTCCGTGTAACTCACTGCCAGATGAATCTTGGCGCCATCGACCAACATGGCGAGCGGGTAAACAGCGTCCTCCGTTGCCAGGTAATATCCGCCCGACGCTTTGAGACCGAAGATTTGAGTAGTGGTCCACGATGCCGGATCTCCGTCCAAGTCGTCGGTGTAGCGAATGTTCAACTTGGACACGTTGTCCGGCGAACCGGAGCGAGAGACGATAAAGAGCCTGTCATTACCGCCGTTATCCACTACGCCACATTGCAGATAGGAACTACCGCTGGCGGCTACGGTCTTTTCGGCTCCCCACGACGTAATGGTTTCTGGGGACGAAGATCGACGATAATGAAGCGGGTTGACGCTACCGGAACCATCGTAGAAACAATGGATATAGCCGTTGCTGTCAACACACAAAGCACTTCGATGATGAAGGTCGTTTTCGGACCCTGCCGGTACCGTCGCCAGCAAAGCCGTTGTGACAGCATTGGTGCTGAGATTGATCTTGGCTATTCGATAGGTGGTTGTCGATCGATAGGTGACATACAAAAAGCCATTGTAAACTTGAGCGCAGCGCGTCGAATGACCAACGGCGGTATCCGGATATCCGTCCGCCGCCACGACGCCACCATAGTTCGCAATGGCGAAATCCGAGCAAGCGAAATCATCAACGGTCGGGTTACCGCTGGAAGCACTGATTTGAAGTCCGGCACGCAGTCCCGAAGATGGACCAATCGTATCGACGTACCGTAGCTTCGCTGCGCCCCCGGCAAATACGGCCACGACGTAATTCGCACCGATCGTTTCGACGGTGGCTTCAATGACCGTTCCGGCGCTCGGTGCAGTGGTATTGAGAGTCGCGAGCGCCGCCGACAACGCCCCATTAACGATCCGGAAGATGCGGTACGTACTCGTCGCGGAGTTCGTGACGATGATGATGTACGCGTCCAGCGCTGCCCACGCATCGCCGTCGGCGCGTAACCAGAGGCCGACCGAATTTCCGGACGCCCAAGCCCCGATTTTGACGGACGCCTTGTGGTTGACACTGGCCAAATCGTGCTCGTAACGAGCCCGGCCCGGGTTGGTAATCATCCGCAAGGCGTTGGAATTGATGTCCAAATCGCCCTGCAACTCGGTCCAGTCCGCACCGATGTTCGTGCTGTTGGCGCGGTTGAAGTCGTCGCTAAACGATGCCATACCACATTCCCGTTCTCTGGTTCGTGCGATCGGGAGGAACGGATCAGGCTTCCGTCTCGGGCATCGTCACTGTCCAACTCGAGATAGCAAACGGTTGAGTCGCAGTAACGGTCGTCGTCGGCACGATCATGTCGGCGGCAGAGGTGCCGATGGATCCGTCGATCACCGGCGTCTTCACACCACTATTGACCGAGCACGCACGGAACCAGGCGGCGGTGCCCGACTTATTGGCGCTGGCGTCCTGCAGTGCGGGATCGACGTCGGCGGTAGCTCGCCCACCAGGGTTGGCGTCGGCCGCGGCACCGAAGGCTGGATCGTTGAGGGTAATTTCCGCCAACAGATCATATCCACCTGCGCCATCCGTCACGGCGACATCAGGATTAGTCGGTTGCGTGCCGCTCCAAATCTGGAGCACGGCCGGCGAATCGCCGGCGTCCAAGAGATCGACGATTGCGTCGCATGCGGCGCGCGCCGCCACGTTACTGATTCGGGTTGCCACTGCCATGTTGTGTTCTCCTAGACAGGCTAGCGCCTCTGAACTCCCTGGTTAGACGCGAAGAGTCATGAACGGTAACGGCTCGTCAATCGCCGTAATGATCCGCTGACCGCGGAACCGGCGCTCGTCGTGCGTGTGCACGAGCTGGACCTTAGGCTCGCGGCGCGCCATAGCCTTCACTTTCGGTGGTCCAAACTTTTTGACGAGCAACGCCGTGATTGGTTTGTTCAGCGGATAGCCTCCATCTTGCCGCAGATGATTCGCCCATCCGAACAATGCCGCGTGTACTATCTCATGGATGAGCAATCCGACTCCGACTTTTAGCCGATTCGCTCCCGCTGCCCAGTCGTAATAGGCGCTCGGGTGACTCGAAATCATGATGTTCGCCAACCACGTTCCACGCACCCACGTCGCCCCGCGATATCGTGAGTCGTTCCGCGTACCGAACAGCAACATCCAGTTGGCTCCGACCATCCACTTGTCGACGTTACAGACGGAGTGGAAATGATCCAAGGCTTGCTTGACCAAAGTCACGTACTGCTGGCCGGTGATCGTCGGTAGCCGCGACGCCGCCTCGACTGCAAAGGTGATTCTCACTGTTTACCCTCTCGCTCTAGAACGGCGGCTTTGATTGCGGCGATCTGAGACGGGGCACTGCCAGTGATCCTGAGTGGCGGCTCGATGGCAAGAGTGACTCGCATCGCAGCTTTCCTCCAGCGCTCAGCTCGAGCGGCGGCTGTGCGTTCCGCTTCGCCGGAACTGCACGACTCCGCATTCATCGCGGATCACAATCTCGGTAGTCCAGCCCGTCGGGAGTTTCCGGCATTCACACTGCGTAGCCATGCTCTGCCTCTCGGCTGCGACGTCTCCGGTTGTGAATCAGGTGGCGTGTCGCTTTATCCCCGCGGTCCAGGTGGCTGCCTGGCTTCGGCGAGCCACCACTCAACATACGCCGGCAACTCCCTGGACCGGCGCGACCAACACCACACGATCAGCTCCAACAGGCTTATCACGGCGTCAACTGCTGCAGAATCGCGACCAATACCAATGTCAAACTCGACCCCACGCAGGCTGACAGCGTGCACCAAGCCCAGACATGAGTCCGCCACAGAATCTGCATTTTTCCGACGACGCCGGGCACGTCATCCGCTCCGTAAAGCGTCTTGTCGTGCCGCTCTAATCTCTCGATCAGTCCGTGCACAGGACCCTCCCCCTTAAGCAGCCGCACAACTTCGTCGAGCGTGATCTCCTGCCGTTCCAGCGTGTGTTCCAACCGCTCCAGCCGGGCGTGCAATTCGTCTTCAGTCATTGTCGCCCCTTCACGTTGCGGATCACGGCTGTCAGTGTGTCAGTTGCGAGTTGGTCGAGGACTGCATGCCCTGCCCGTGCCAGAGCTCGTGCTTGCGTCTCCACCTCCGCCAATGTCTGGTCCAGTTCCCGGCTGATCGCCCGGCCCGCCAATCGGTTCACGGCCTCACACCGTGACGTGCGGCGGTGAGAGCAAATGCCGCTATTGACCCGGACCGTGGCGGCGGTCGTAATCGTTGTACCCCGCGGTGATTCACGAGCGCGGATGCTGATCCAGACGGTCTTGAGTCGCCCCTGGGGGCCGGCCTGTCCCTGCCAGACTGCCTGAGATAGGATCACGCCGTCGGTCACGCTGGTCCGGCGGTGAATGACCAGGCCGCGATAGGTAAGCACGTACTGCAACTCGACAGACTGACCAGCTGCGCCCGAGTCGAGCGCGAAGCGGCAGAGTCGCCAGAGCGACCGCAGAACGCGGGACAAGGGGGAACCGTCACGCACGCCATCGACGGAAAGTCGTAGGTTGTGGATGTGTGCGTCAGACGGTCCCCCGTCGAGCATGCGGGCTGCGAGCGGTAGAACGTCGTCGCGACCCAGCGATGCCACGAGCCCCGCGCAGAGCCGTAACGAAGTCCGCTCGATCGAGAGTGGCGTCTCGATCGTCCGACTGCGGCCGATATCGAGTGAGCAGTTCGAGAACAAGAGTAGGAGCATTACCGTGGTCATAGCGCCGGCTTCTCCACGATCTTGAAATTCTCCTGGTCGGTCCCGTCCGGCACGGCGATGTAGCGCCACTTATCCATCGCCAAGTCGCCACGGATCACTATCCGGCCATTGGTCAGAAGCTCGCCGTGGAGCAGACCAGAAATCAGCGGGGCTTTCTGGACGGGAGGCGGAGGCGGCGGAAGCGTCGATTTGAACCCACGCACCCGCGGCCGATAGGCCATGTCGCAGCTGAGCCGCTTGAGAACGTCCGAAGCCCACCAGACCCAAGCGCCTTGCGGTTGGAGCCCCCAGCCCCAGCCGGCCGCCAGTTCGTCCATGAAGGCTTGGGCGAGCGTGCCCGCTTTCATCCGGTCGATGATTTCCGCCATCGTCCAGACTCTGCCGCTGGCGTCCGTTCCCACTGGCCACAAGCGCGGATTGAGAGCTTTCGACCAGGGCCCCCACGTCTGGCCCATGACTACAGGGAAGTCATTCGTGCGCGGCGTGACCTTCCAGACCTCCTTGCACCACTTGCGACAGTGGTCGCTGTCGTCGCCGCCGTGCGCCGTTTGCATGTGCGGACCGACGGAGCCAATCAGGAACGGATCGGAGCCGCCGCTGGTCCGCGTGCCGGACGTGTGGATATATCCGCCCTCGTCGAACACGGCCAGCATTTCCGCCTGATCGCCCTCGAACTCCATGATCGCATCCGGCGCGAACGGATGATTGGCGAACGTGAATCCTTTCAGCCAGGCTGGAATGCCAGACCGGCACCAGCCACGCGCGACGATCTGTTCGTTTTTGTCGTCGTCGGTGAAATCGATAGAGTTTTCGCCGATCTTGTACGCCCGGCGAAACGCCAGACCGACCTGCAACGCGACCTTGGCCCGTCCGTACCCGTTCCAGCCATCCGAGCAGTACTCTCGGTTCGCGTAGTCGTACCACGCCACCGGATCGATGTATTCCTCGGGCTGTTCGCCCCAGGACTGTAGCACTTCCGGATTTGCCGCTCGCCAGCCGACGAGTTGGGTATCCCCTTCGCTGCCGGACGCGTCAACGCACGAACCAAAATCTTGCTGAGCGCTGTACGGCTCGACACCCTTGCGACCGTTCTTGTACCACACATCGAGGGCGTGACGAAAACTGGCCAAACACTTGCCGTGCCCATCCGCCTTCGAGACCGAACGGACGATATGTTTGCAGGCCTCTTGAGCGAACTCCCGAAACTCGTCCCTGAGGTAGCGTGCTGCGCGGCGTGCCCATTCCGGCTGATCGTCACGGTCGATAAATACGCCGACGAAACCAGAGGCGGCGGCGTAACTCGCCTCTAGTAGATTGGACGCAACTATCCCGCGAGCGAACGGCTGGCTGAGTACGTTGCTTTTGGGAATCAGCTTGTCGAGATATGCGTCTGTCATGTTCAGGCCCCGTAGTTGATTTCACATCAGGAGGCGGCGCCGGGGCCACATCAGGGAAACGACAACGCCGCCTGCGGGATCAGCTTCAGAATCCCCATGATGAGCTGGATGATTTTCATGATCATGGCGATGTCGATCGCTTGCGGTTGCTGCACGCTGGCCGTCAGGCCGTCTGATATCTCGCCGAGTAACTTGGCGTAGTCGGCGTCCTTGCCGCCCTCCTGTGCGACTGCGGACCACTGGGTACTGATCGCGTCACGCACGCCTTGCCAAGCAGCGGAGCGATTGCCCTGGCTCAACAGAATATCCGCGGCCCCCTTCGCAACGGCTGCAATCGTGTCCGGACCTTTGATCTCGCCGGCAGTTACCTTCTTGCCGATCTCCTCGTAGAGTGCGGCCAGTTCCAGGGCCGTCTTGTCGCGATTAGCGTCCCCGGTGACTTTGAGAGCTGCAGCCTTAATCGCGGTCGCGCGAGCCGTCAGCACGTCCGGCTTGGGGTCCGGCGGAGGTGTCGGTTTGCCGTCGAGCCTGATAACGTCCGGGATTAACTTCGCCGTGACGTGTCCATCGGCGGCAATATCGATCTGCGCGTAGTACCTGCCCGGCGGCGTGCCGGTCGTGTCGAGAATTGCTACTTGTGCAAATGCGGTCGCTGTCGATAACAGCAAAATCAGTAAAACCATAAGTCGTTTCATAAACTGAATCCCTTGTGAGTGCGTCCCATCCAGCCGCCAATCCTGACGGCCCAAAAATACGCCACCCGCATCGACCATCGCTTCCCGGTAATCCGCATCAGTAGTCGCAAGACGGCATCGCAGAAAAACCGATCCATGTCTGTCTCGCGGTACAGCCAATCGTGTATCACCGCGATCTCTGCCAGTTCGTCGTGTGGGTACAGCCACCACAGCGGCCGTGGGATCGACGCGAAGTCCGTGCGAAAGCCGGCGGGTACGCAGATCTCGAACACTCCCCCGGAGAAGTCCAACGTCATCGACAGGTCAGCCGCCAGCCTCCAGACGCGTCGGCCTCCCTGACGCTCGGAGGTTGGCACCACGACCAGCTCCGAAATCAGGAGTCCGTTGCTGTCGGTCTGTTTGCCGCGGTCGATCATGGCACTCTCGTGAAAACGGGGATCGCCGGTCGGCTTCCCGGTTCGGCCGGCGAGTCCCCGCGCCTCAGGCATCGGCCTGCACGTGGTTCCTTACACCACCTCGGTGTCATCGGGCGGCTCGGGTACGATGACCAGCGCTTCGAGTTGATCGGCGACGGTTTTCAGGCCGGCCACACCCGCATCGAGCTGTGTCCCCAACTGCTGGAATTCCGCCTCGTCCGTCGTGTGATCGCAGCTCTTAACGGCTTCGGCGATCTTCTCGTAGCTCGCGGCCAACCGCTGCACTTGCTCAGCCAATCCGGCCACTCCGCTGCGGATGGTTTGCCGTTCTTCGCTGAAGTCGGTCCTCATGTGAATGATCTCCTCGGTCAATCGGTCGATGGCCCCAGCCACGCCGGCCAGGGCGTTGAGAATCGCTTTGCTCGTGCCGCGAATCTGGGTGCGTGTGTCGGTCTCTTGCGAGGCCACCTCAGCGCGGAGTTGATTGATGGTGGCAAGCAGCGTCGCATTGGTCGGCCCGAACATTCGCAGCTCCATCTGCCGGCGTTGAGCACGGCCACCGAGATCCGTTCGGCAGGGTAGGGGTAGTAACCCCCAAACAACTCGTTTGCATGTGAAAACGCCGCACGGCGGGGGAACGTTCCTTCATCTCTGGGTGCCCCCGGAAGGACCCGTCAGGGGGGCCCCCCCGGGTGAGGCGACCAGGGACGTCGTAAGACCTTACGGTTGGGCACCACGCAGCGGCATGTGGGATAGTAGTAGGTGACCACGTGCTGCGTGGATCCCGCGACGTACGGTCGGCCACACCGACGGCACACGGGCCGGTCACACTTGCGTTGCCGCAAGTAGACGTGCTCGTGCGTCGAATCGGCGGGTGTCATCCGGCCTCCTCGCCGACCCCCCGCAAATGCGGCGGGTACGATACGCTAGACGTGCGTCCCCCGTCATCGGCGGGTTTACAGATTCTGCAGCCGACGCACGAGGCGACCGTGGTGGTCGGCCTCGACGCGGGCCAATCGCAGCCGGGCGCGATAGACGATGGCGGCGACGCCGATGATGGCCGTCTCTCTGGCCTCGCGCCGGTAATGGAGCAGGGCGTCGAGTTCCTCGTCCGTTAACTCGCCGACCAGCGCAGCGGCCTTGGCGCAGTCCCAGCCGAGCCGCTGTTCGAGGAGGCCACACACGGCCGCCTCGTCGCCGTGCAGCTGGACCGAGGCCCGCCCTGCGCGTATGTTCTCGGTCATGCGGCCCGCCGTGTTTCCGGGGAAACAGCGAAGAGATGGCGGAGCACTGCGGCCGACCGCCTAATGTGGCCGGCGACGCGTGACAGCGGTGACGGGCCGACGGCCAAGTTGCCGAGCCGCCTGACACATTCTTGGCCCACCGTCGTCTCGCCCCGCCACAGACGGATCTGCGAGGGCATCCGATGGTGAGATCCCAGGCCGAGCGCTTTCTTGACCAGGGAGCGGGCTTCGCTGCGAGTGTAGGCGAGCACCGTGCGGACGTCCTGATCACCGGGTTCGCACCAGAGCCAGGTGATGATGGGACGTTTCCGGCGTCGCGGCCCTTGCACGCCGCCTTGCCGGGCCTTCCAATGGTTTTGGTTGGCCTGATTCTTGGCCGACCTCCGCGCAGTACCGGGTACCATTCGCGGCCGCGGAGCATCCATCGTGCTGCTTTTCATGCCGACCTCCGTGTCGCTGCCGGGCGTTGTGATGGCGCAGACAGATGGCGGGCCAGAGCATCCTACTCTGTGTGATCCCTCCTGGACGAACCCGCCGCCGTGACTAGGCGGCGCCCCAACGAAAATGGGCGGGTCAGCCCAATCCGTTAAGGCTGACCCGCCCGTATGCCCCGATGTTACAGATACCCTACTGACTGGGTCAAGGCACAAAAGTGGGCAACCCGGCGCAACTTTGACCAGTGACGGCTTCCTTACCTCGTCTCCCTTCGGCCGCGAGCGCCGATTAGCTCGGCTCTTCTGCTCGTTGCTCGCCAAGCACAGAACGGATAGCCGCTTCAGAAACGGACATATCCGATTTACTTCCCTGATTGCCGAGCACGCGAATGACCTCGCACGCAAAGTGTGGATTCACGTTGCCAACAAGCATGGAGGAAGCCGGGCCATTGTGGTGGACCAGCAATACCATGGGCTTCGCGTCGTATCCATGACGCCGGCAAATCGCGGACAACTGATCCATCACGAGAATCAGCTCTGCCTGCAGGTCGACCACAGCCATAGTCTTTCCTCATCGGTGTGCGAGACCGATTGTCACTTCACGTTGGTGCCTTCGACTCCGCGGGCTAGGCGCTCTTGCGTCCGCAGCCGCAATGCTTCCATGGCGGCCTGCACGTGATACAGCGCCCGCGCGTTGGACTCACACGCAAACGCCCCGGCCTGGAATCCCAGCAGGCGATCCTCCACGATCGCAAGCAGCGCCTCATTGCTGACGCCGTTGACGCCCGCTTCCGCAATCGGCCCGGTCTGAAAATGGATGCGGCAGTAGGCGCGTGACAGTTGGATGGCCTTCGCCACGTCGCCCTCGGCCGGCTCGTAGGCGACCGGTGCGATCTGGTACTCGTGACAGGCATTGCCCGGCCCCGGCTCATCAAACACTTCGATCTTCAACGCCTCATTCAGCCCGTTCACTTTATGGCTCGTTAACTCTCTCATTTCATCCCTTTCGTCTCACAAAACCTGTCGATCGTCTCATCGGTTGCGAGAACCGATTATTCAATCCTCATCGTCACAGTCCGCAAGGTACTCCCGAATGTCGCTGAGCACAGAGTCGCGGACGGCTGCCGCAGCCGCGTCCCATGCCTCCTGGATCGCAATCGGAAGATCACGCCACCCAGGGAGTGGTTGCTTTGTGTGGCATCGGTACGCTTCGTAGGCTAATCGTCCAGACATGATTTCTCTCATCGGATCAGGAAACCGATCTACCTGTCTCAGTCACAACCCGATCAACTGCTGCTCGCAGCGCTAGATTTGCATCTCGCATCCGCGTAATTGATCGCTCTCCGTAAGCCTCTCTCCACTCCACAGCGGCTAAGACAATCGCACACATGGCCGGGAATTGACCGGTGATAAAGTTGGCGGACTCGACACGTAGATCCGCTGGGCAGTCATCCGATGCCCATGCTGAGTAATCGGCCTGCAGGTGCATCAGCACATCACGGTATTCTTGCGCGGTCATTCCTATCGGATCACCTCACTGGCCGCAGTTCGTCGATGTGCCACAGGTCCGAGCTGACCTGTCGCCCGTACCATATCCGCACTCGCCAGTAGTCCGGATCGATCGTGGACCCGATCACCATTCCACGGCCGGTAAGCATTCCCAGCGTCTTCGCGATCCGCGCAATGTAAACGTGATCGCCTGGCCTTGGCTTCCATCCTGCTGGACGAGGCTTGGCAAATCTTTCACGCCGAGTCACCATCGTTGCTTACCTAAAACAACGTCGCCTGCCGTGTCGGGCGCCGCGGGCCTTCGATCGCCGCGACGGCGTGGACTCCTCGCTCACCGATCACATCGGTATCCAGGGAAATCTCGCGTCCGCACAGCATTCCGGCTTCGATCGCTACCCAGTCATCGCTGCTGATACGAGACACCTTCTTCCGTGTACGCCGCGGGCTGGCCTTTGGTGACTCGACGGGTGCTCCCTTGAGCTGCTCCCGTGGAGGACGCATCCGCCTCCACACTTCCCAGCACGCCGCTTTCCGAAATTCATTGCGGAACTTCCGCAGCTGCGTACCGCTGACGCCGTGCGTATCCCCCGCCCTGCGGCTGCGTTGATCGAGATCCTTGGCGATCGCGGCAAATAGCCAGCACGAGACGCGGGCCAGGTGCTCCGGACCTCGGAAGACGATCGCCGCGCGCTGCCCCACTCGCCACTGGTACCGGCCCGAGCACCCGAACCGCTCTTCGATCGCCCATCCCAGCACGTGCGCCCAACGCGGAAACCTCTTCTCGTCCAGCGCGTGCGTGTGTTCCACTTCGGCCGCGTTTGACTCGTTGAGCCCGTAGCGCTCGATAATCTTCGCGGCCAACGCCGCCGCTGAGGCCGCCTCGGCCGGCGTGGCGCCGCGTGCTTCGGTTCGCATGCGGAGCTTGTCCAGCAACTGTCTGGCTTTCTCGCGATCCATTTCAACACCACCGTTGCGGGTTGTTGATGACCACGCTGCAAGTACTCGCCCGGATCGGCAGGCCCTCGGCCTCCAGATGGTCAGACACGTCCTGGATCGACTCGTCGAACCGCGTCGCGATGTGTGTTACCAGGCGCGACCGCTGTTCGGCTGTCAGCAGGTCGAGGCGTACCAGGTAGACTCGAGTACGCCCCAACCCGGGCAGTTCGCCGAGATGGACTACCGGAGACAGGAGCGGCACATGCGGCTGTTCGTCGTACACACCGAGGATCGCTCGCCACCAGGTGGCCGCCACGGGGTCGGTGATGATGCCCCAGAAATCATGTCCGCTCATACTGTCGGCCCTCATTCCCACTGCCGGCTGTCACGTCATCCTTGCCCGATCACTTCTTTCCCCGGCTGGATTTCGCCGCGCCGTTCTCGATCGACTTCGGCAGCTTGAGCACGTGCTTGCCGGAGTGGTGTGCCAACAGCACCTGGATGGCGGCGGTCTTGCCGTGTTTCGATTCGAGCGGGCTGCCGAGCAGCTCCCGGCTCAACTCGTCAAGCTGCCAGCGGTAATGCAGCCCGAAGAACTCCTCGATCAGCGGCCGCTCGTACGAACCGTGGATCGCTCCCCGCTGCCAATGAGCGCGCAGGTCGGCGCCGACGTACGCCGCGATCGCCTCGACGGTGTGGTGACCGATCGGTGGCAGCATATCCGGCGGACCGGCCGACAGCACATCCTCATCCGGATCCTCGGCTCCGACCCCGGCGCACTGCGGCCAGAGCAGGTAGCGGACCATTCCGTAGTGCACGTGCTCAATCTCGTCCACCGGGTCGTCACTTGCGTCCAGGTGCGGTCCAAGTACTGCGAGCAGCGCGGCGTCGTTCATGAACCGGTCGAACTGCGGCGGCTTTCGGCGGCGGGCGACGTCGCAGGTGTTGTGGCTGACTGCGGCGGCGAGAAAGTCGTCCAGCGGAGCGCGCTGGTAGTTCGTCGTGTTCTGCCCGGCCGCATGGCAGAGCAGCGGCAGCAGCAGGGCCGTCTTGTAATTGCCCGGCTGGATCGTCTCGGCGATCGCCAGGCGGAGGAACCGCTGCCGCCACTCGAACACGCGCTTGGTGACCTGGTCCGCCTGCTCGCCGCGCTTCCGCTTCTCGTCGGCCGCGTTCGCGGCGGCCGTCTGAGGCTTGGCGGACTTCGCCCTTCCGCCGGCCTTTCGCTCCGCGAGTCTGCTCTGGATCAGCGGCTTCTGCAGCTCGTCGTAGAGCTTGTGATTCAGCGCCCGTTTGACCAGCTTGCCGTTCTTGCCTAGCGGTAGCTCGACGATTTGGAGCTTCTGCTCGACGTCCGGATCGAGCTTGAAGTACCGCGCGTGTTCACCGCCGAGTTGGTAGCCGTAGTCGTGCTTGACGCCCTTCTCGACGGGCCGGGTGACTTTCCGGACGTTTTCCTCCAACAGCCACTTCAGTCCGTCGCGGGACTTGAAGCGTTCCCGCATCCAGTGCCCCTCGCTCTTGAAGTCGATGTCGAGCTCCTTCAACACCGGCTCGCAATCGACGTAGGGTACCAGTTGCCTGGCCGACGACTCCGGCAGCTCCCGGGAAACAACGCGCTGCTGCCACACTTCCGGAAGCTTCAACAGCTGGATCGCGTTGCGGACGCCGGAGTCGCTCTCGAGCCCGTAGATCTGCCCGGCCTCGGCCGCTGGCAAGCCGGCGCCGCCCTCTTCCACGGGCGACGTCAGCTGGCGGAGCATCCGTGCTCGCTGTATCGGATCGAGATCCCGGCGGAACGCGTTGGCGATCGCCAGCTCCCGCAAGGCCGCCGCGTCGTCCAGGTCGGTGCGGATCCGGGCGGCGATCGTGTCCCAGCCGATCCGCCGGGCGGCCAGCACGCGCGTCTCGCCGCTGATCAGCTCGTAGTGCCCGAGAACCTCGTCTTCAGGGAACGGCGCCGGCCGCGGGCGCACGATGATCGGCTCCTTCTGGCCATCCTTATCCAGCGACGCGGCCAGCTCCTGGATGTCTTCCTCGCGCGGGTGCCGGTTGTGCGGATGCCGGTGGATCTTCTCCAGCGGCAGTTGCACGATCTCGTCGACGGCTGCGACATAGCCGTCGCGCCGGTGAACCGCCACGGGGTCGTGCTCCGGGTCATCGTACGGTGGCATGGCCGCACTGGTACGCTGCGATGTGCGTCTCGCCTGCCGCGGCGGTTGCGTGATGGTGGATGACATACAGTGTCCCTTCTAGAACTTGCTCTGATAGTCGTCGAACACTTGAAGTCGTTCGGGCGGCGCCGGATCGAACCTCATGAAAGTCGGCAGCCATTGCACATCAATGGATCCAACAGGTCCGTTGCGGTTCTTCCCGACGATGATTTCGGCAGGAAATGGCTCCCGCGCGTCCGGCTCCCGGCGGTAGTAGTCGGGTCTGTGCACAAAGAGAACCGCGTCTGCGTTTTCCTCAATCCCTCCTGAGCCGCGCAACTGCGAAATCTTGGGGCGGTTATCCTTCTCGGTCTCAGGTTGTCGGTTGAGCTGGGAAAGGCAGATCACGTGGATATCGTTTTCCCGGGCCATCGTTTTCAGGTGCAAGCTGATGTCGGCGAGCTGATCCTGCCGCGAAAACGGATGATTGCTCGATTGAATCAGTTGGATGCAATCGACCACCGCGAGTCCCAATTCATGCTCTCGCCTCTTCTGTCGAACAAGCGAAGCGATTTCTTTGATCGTTCGGGAGGATCCCTCGTCGATCCACAGAGGCGCCTGGTCAATCGCGCCGACGTGCGAGGCGATTCGGTCTGCATCGTCGCGGCTGCACGTTTTGTGCATCATCCGATGAGCGCTTACGCGAGACGCAGACGAGACGAGCCTGACGACAATTTCAGTCAAGGACATTTCCAGACTGAACAACAGAGTCGGTGTCCGTCCCTTCACAGCGATATGCTCGACGATGTTCAGAGCCAACGCCGTCTTACCCATGGAAGGCCGTCCGGCGATCACGGTCACGGCTCCCGGCCGCAGCCCTCCCAAGTAGAAGTCCAAATCGGGCAGTCCGGATTCCAGCCCGAGCATGAGCGGATTGTCTGTAGAGATCGCATCCTTGGTGCGCCGAAGCACGTCCTTTGCCATCGCCAATTGGTGGACGGCGGCACTTATTTCGACGGCTGTATCGACGCCCTCGGCCTCGATCCGAATTTCTTTCCGTCCAGCAGCGAAATGCAGCGGATCAAAGTCGCTCTTGCCGTGAATGTAGTCATGGCACGGTTCACAGATTGCTTGCAGGTCGCTCAGTTCCTCCGCGTATTTCCGGGCGTACGTCAAATGGTGGCAGGCGTCCATCGGAAACGACCGACATCGTTCGCACAATCCGTTAGCACGGCCGCGAACCGCCTCGCGTTTTTCCGCCCATTCCCGCGAGCACAGGTACGCCATGTACTTTTCACGCTCATTCTCAATTTGACGCCATTCCATCGCATTCACTCCCGTCTAAGGACCCTCGTTACCACCCACGCGACACGCAGAACTCGTCAGATAGTTCTCGCCGGAGCAACTGCTTGATCTCCTCGTCCGTCATTCGCTGACGACGCCCTTCGATGACGAGTTCGCGGAGACGCCGAGCTTGGAATTGCTCACGGTGGGCGTCAGTTTTCGCATGGTGTGGCAAGTTGGGCCAGCCTTTATCGGGATCAATCGCCGGGTGACACCGCATCAGCCGGCGATGCAAAGCACCAGGACCGTAGACACCGTCGGCCGCTCGGTAGTGCTGGAGCACTCGTAGCACGTGATCAGGGGTCACACGGCTACGGGCGACGACGATCGGAGTTTGCCAGTCCACGATTCCCGTTTTCACAAGTTCCTCCTCCACCTTCCTCCAGTCGCTTAGGCCACTAGACCGGTCGGCAGCTGGGGAGGTAGGAGGGTGAGGCGTTTCTTGTTGCGCTTCGAAAGCGCTTCTGTACGCCACTATGGCACTTTGGTCGGTCGTACTGGCACTTTGGTCGGTCGTACTGGCACTTTGGTCGGTCGTACTGGCACTTTGGTCGGTCGTACTGGCACTTTGGTGTGGGGCCTTCACCGGCCTCGGGAGTCGTCGCGACGGACACAACAGGACCAGCTCCGTCCACACGATGGTGTAGAAGTTACAGGTCTTCATCTGTCCGCGACCGATCGCTTGCCGCTCGACCGCCAACACGCCCAGGGCTTCGCTGAGGCACCAGGTCGCCCGTTGCGCCTGACGGACGCTGATGCATGCCTCGTGCGCGATCGTCTGCTGGGTCACCCAACAGGTCCGACCGCGGCCGTGATCGTCCACCGCGCGCAGGACCGACTTGAGGACGTTGGCGGACACCGCCCCGCCATCGGTGGTATTCACGCTCGGCAATCTCGCGTCCCGCAAGATGCCGAGCTGCTCGCCGCGCTCGTAGTCGATCGTCCGCTGATCCTGCATTGCGGCCTCGGGTGTCTAGTTCCATGCCGCCTGTGCCTTCCGCGCTGCCCAGCGCCGACACCGCTTGAGCCGCTTCCAAAAGTCGCGGCAGCCGCGGGTCGGACCGCACTGGTCGCAGAAAAAGTACTCCCGGCGGCGGTAGATGATGCGGACCCACTGGGCGGGTTGGTCGCGACGCGCCACGTGAAGGCAGGCGACGCAGGCCACGCTGGGCTGGGGGCCTGATCTCCGGGCCGGTGCGGCTGGTCGCACGTCGGCAGCCAGCACGCGCAGCAGGAACGCTTTCATCAGGTTCATGATGCCTCTCCTCTAGGTTTTCAGCAGTCGTTGCAGACACAGCTCATTGAGGCTCACGCGGCGGTCCGCGGCCTCACGCGACAACACCTCGTGCATCACGGGCGGCAGCCGCACCGTGATGACGGATAGATCATGTTTCGGCCGCCGCTGGCCTGTCTTCCGCGCGCCGGCCGACCGCAACTCATCCCGCCAGGCGGCGATGGCCGCGTATTCAGGGGTAGACTCCAGCCGGCGGCGATCGAGATCCGCGGGGAACGCCTCCGGGATCAATCGCATCCACACGACGGCCACGAAAGACTCCCACGATGGACGATAGCCAAACATCTCGGCCGCCTGGCGGTGCAGCTCGGCCACCCGTTGCTCCCACTCCATGACGCAGTCCTCCCTGCCCATTGGCATCCATTGCCGTCACTGTCTTCCGTAGTGAGCCGTCCGCAGGTGAGCGTCACAGTCCGGCGGTTCTCCCGGTTCCAACGCCAGCTCCCACCGCTGCGACCCCTCACAGGGGACGTAGCGGTCATGGGCGTTACGCTGGGCGGCTGCGACTACTTCCCGGACCCACGCTCTCCCCTTTAGAGACGCGGCAACCTCTGCAATCGGCGCACAGGCCGAGCAGAGCTGCCCGTGCTCGGTGGCCAGCGGGATACACGGGACACCGAACACGCGGCAAGGATCATCCGCGGAGCAGCCACACCAACAGCGCGGTGCGATCACCAGACACCTCCTCTCAATCGTGGCCGTCGTCGAATAGCCGGAGCTGCGCCCCGGGCCAATGCTCCGGCGACCGGACTACGACCGCATCACCCACTCTCACCAAACAGGCCGCCGGCACCTCCGCCAGACTCCGGGCATAGACCTCCGTGTTCTTCACCGACCGGTGGCCGAGCATGCGTTTGACCAGGAACAGATCGCGCGTCTCCGCGTACAGCCGCATGGCGAAGGTGTGCCGCAAACTGTGGAAGGTCAGCCCGTGCTGCGGTCCCAGCAAGCGATCGAAGAGCCGCGTGGCCAACGCCTGCATCTGGCGTTTGGCCACCGGCCCCCCGAGACGCGATGCCAACAGGTACCGCGACTGGACACCGCGATCCGCCAGTTCCCGCTGCATGGCGGCCACGAGCGAATCGTGCAGCGGGATCTTGCGCGCGTCCCCCTTCTTGATCGTGAACACATCCAACGAACGGGCGGCGGCGAAAAAGTGCCGGCACTCGGCCCGCCGCACCTCGCCCACGCGCAGGCCGTGCAGCCCGAGGGCGACGCCGATGGCGTCTCGCCGGCGGGCGCGCCGGTGGGCCTGCAGTTCGAGCGCGATTTCGCGTTCCAGCTCGTGGACTCGGTCCAGCGGAAACCATCGGATCACCTCCATCGTGGGCCACCTTCACGGGCTGTCTCCAGCCCCCGTCCTCACCCGCACCCCACCGCTTTTACCCCCCCTTTGGTCGAAACTGCCCTACTTCAGACAAACTAGGGCGGTTTTTGGCCCGGATCTGGAACAAATCAGGGCGGTTTTTTGCCGCCCCCCCAATCAGGTAGAATGCCCCCCATGCGACGCAACATGGACCTCGTCCGGCAGCTCCTGCTGACCGTCGAAGCCCAGGAAAGCGGCTCCGCCACAACGACGCTGCAGATCGACGGGTACAGCCAGGAGGAGGTCAGCTACCACGCCTACCTGATCCTGCAGGCGGGACTGGCCAGCGGCACCGAGTTGACCACCCGGGGCAGCAGCTCGCCCACGGCCCGACTCCGCTCGCTGACCTGGGAGGGGCATGAGTTCCTCGACGCAGCCAGGGAGCCGGGACGATGGCAGCAGGCCAAGGCCGTCATTGAACAGGTCGCGGCAGCGCCCTTCGACGTCTGGAAGGCCGTGCTGATCGACCTGGTCAAACAGAGCAGCGGGCTGTGACGTCATCGTGCACCTCAGGCGGACCGCAGCGCGTCATGTAACTCCACACGGATATTCCGCAGCAGCACATCGCTGACACAGCCGCGTATGGCCAGCATCTGCAGCATCTGCTCGTGCAGCTGGCGAATCGTACGGCAGGCCCGAAGGAGCCGATCGACCTCCCTGGCCGCCTCTCCCTCCCGCCGGTAATCCTGATGCACCTCGGCCTGCGCCAGGTCCAATCCGAGGTGTTGGGCGATCGCGTCCCCGCCTTGGGCGGCCGCTGCCTTGTGGCCCGGCTCGCGGCCCCAGGTCACGATGCTGGTCTTCTCCGTGGCGGCGTCCCAGGTCACGACCAACACGATGTCTTTGGCGTGGGACTCGCCGATCTGCCGGGCGACGTCTACGGGCAAGCGCTTGGTATCTGCCACTTCGCACCCTCCCAGGATTCCACGTGGGCAATCCTTTGCTCACGTGGAATCGAACCCGCGAACAGGCGATCCGATCGCCTCTCAACCCCAGTAGCCCTCCATGGCCGCTGTCACGTTCGAGACCATGGCCGGCACTCCGCGGCGGGCCCAGATGCTGCGTACGGCGGCCAGACCCTGCATGACGGCGCTATACTCGTTCGGGTACACGGCATCCGCGGGAAGCTCCCGCGCGAGGACCCCGTGCGCGGTGGCGGCCGTCTCGAATGCCACCCGGTAGCTGCCCGGAATCACCCGAAACACGTACACCGCGGCCGTGCCCTGCGGCAGCGGGAACACCAAGCGTTGGCCCTCGCGGAGCCAGTCGATCGGTCTGTCCGTGTGGCGACGACGCCCGGCCATAACTTCCCTCACGCAACCGCACATTCTTCGTCCTGGTCGATTTCCTCGCGGACGATTTCGACGTCCTCCTCTGCCTCGAATCCCAGTCGGACCTTGTCGTGCCGCAGTTCACAGACACCAACTCGGCACAGCACCTTGCCACCGACTTTGATCACGATCTTCTGATGGCGTTTCCTGGACAGCACCAACATGGTTGACCTCCTTGCAAAGAGCTTCCCTATCAGTTCACGCCCCGGGGCGCGTGTTGAATGCGTTGAGTAGCTCGTCCCCTTCGTGTGGAATAACGAAGAGCGGCAGTTCATCGATCTGGTCGCAGAGCGCCCGCATCTCGCCCAACGCGAGAGCCAGCAACCACTGCCGACCGGCAGTGGATTCGAGCAACTGGGCCACCGTAGCGCAGCGAGAACACAGCTCCGGCTGGATCCAACAGCACGGGAGCCAGCCATCGACTAGACAGGCCCGCGCGTCGGTACAGCCGCACTGGGCGCAGTGTGTTGCGGGGTTGGGTGCCACGGCAGATAGAAGTGCCCAGCGGATCGACGCACACAGGGGGTCAGATACCTGCTGTGCCGCGAGCCGCCGGGCCAAGATAACGCGTCGGAAAGCGGCCTATTCCTTGGCCAATCCCGCGCCGGCCTCCCACCGACGTAACGACGGGAGGCAATATAGCAACGCGCTATGGTATGAGTCAACCAGAGATTTCAGAAAAAACATGCGGACGGAGGAGAACGTCCGGAGAGGTACGGAGTCCCTCTGCGAGCTTGACGAGGGTCTCGAATGAGGGGACGCGGGTGCCTCGCTCGAAATTCGCAATACTTGGCTGCGGAATGCCAGTTACGGCGGCCAATTGTTCCTGGCTGAGCGATAGTTCACGTCTGCGGGATTTAACGTTCTGGCGGAAGTGCTCACGAATTTCATCGAGAGTTGGCATCGTGATCATGGCTCCATCATAGCACCACGCATTTGGCGCGGCAAATCGCTTTCACTGTTCCCTGGCCCCAAACCGCTGTAGTTTCTGAGCGCCTCACTCCGTACAATCGCCGGGCAGCACAACCTCGGACATGCCACTCCGCTCAGGATCCAGGCCGCAGCCATGAAAAGTTGGGGAGTCTGGTTACAACGATTCCTGTCGTTTGTCCGAACGATATGTTCTCGTCGTTCCCACAAGCACTTCTGGGTGTTGGTTGAGACACTCCCACGCGAGCTCGGCGATGTTGTGGGGAAACTCATCCCGCCTCCCGAATGGCGAAGCTCGATGGATGATGCCAGCGGCTACCAATCCATTCACGACGCCATCGTCGAGTCGCAGCACATTGGTCTTTGTTTCCTTGGCCACGTAAAACCGCAGAATCTGTTTTTCTTCTTCGGTGAGACCGTGAAGTCGCTTCAGCATGCGCTGATGCGCTTTGCGTCTGAGCGATCGATCCCGTACGGCATACAGGACTTTTTCGCTCCCATTTACAGCGAGCAAAGTTACCGACACGATCAATGCGACGCCGAGCCACTGGCCGTATTTCTGTGCAAAGTCATGAATACCCAGGAAATCCGCGACTTTCTCCGGGAGCAGCAGCAAGCTGCCGCAGACGACTCCAACTGCTATCAACTGTCGTGGCCCGAGCTTGAGCGCCTCGAGCGCGTGTTGCACGCTAAACATTCCGTCGATCCATCACGCCCCAAGCCCGAGCCTCCCTCGCCAGAGTTTGGCCGACCGCTCTGAAACATTTGCTTTTCACCGCCGCGGGCATTACTGTTGACGGCGTTGTGAAATCATGTTGACTGCTTGGCCGACGCTCGGCCGACCGGTTGACCCTTTGACCGGATTGAAGGATTCGCGCACGGCTGCGCACGAAAAAACCGAGTAGGTTGTGCGGGTCACGTTGTGCCCGCCGAGGCCGTCACCGGATCCTCGCTACTCGGCAGTTTTGCATCGTAAGCTTCTTGTGGCTTTGACGTCGGGAAATCTCCTACAGTGGGCGGTATTGGAGTCGAACCAACGACCTCCACGATGTCAAAACCTGACGCACACACGACCACGGACTAAGGACCGCAGGGAGGATGTGGCTGGCAGGGCGGCGCGGCGCGCAAATGTGAGCTACCCTTGTCGCACACGAGACGAGGGGCGGTTATGTCATGCAAACGGTCGATTCTGCTTGGGCTTTGAGTGAGGCTCGTAGGCTTTGTGAGGCTTTGACGGCTGTGGTTGGTACTGCTGAAAGTGCCGTCTCTGTGGAGGCGGCCGTGAACCAGTTTCTGTCCGCCAAACTCAGCGAGGCCCAAATCGGCTCGGTGAGCGCCGGCCGGTTCGATAATGTGGCTCGCGATTTAAGGTGGTTCCGCGAGTACGGCGGCGCTGGACTAGATGGCGCGTCGCTGGCCGGATTCGTCCAGCATCTGAGTCGGCGGGTGGCCGCGGCCGAATTGGCCTCCTGTTCGGCGAGCTGCTGTCTGGCCACCGTGCGGCAGTTCGTGCGTTGGTGCTATCGCCAGGAAATCCTGCACACCTTGCCGCGCAACCTCGAAGACGTGCGCATCACCGCGTTTGCGCCGGAGCTGCGGATCCTGAGCGTCGCGGAGTTCACCGCGATCGTGGAGGCCGCCACTCCCGCTCTCCGGCTGCCGATCCTACTGATGGCCAACTGCGGCTTCACGCAACAGGACGTCGCGGATCTCGCTCCGGACGAGGTGGATTGGAGCTGCTGGCGGATCTCGCGAAAACGTTCTAAGACGCGCCGCTGGGACGGCGTGCCCAAAGTTACCTATCCGCTCTGGCCCGCGACCGCGGCGTTACTCGAGGAACGGGGGCGGCGCGACGGACCGACCGTGCTGTGTTGCCGCGGAGGGCAGCCGCTGAAGCGCACGTGGATCAACGACCAGGGTAAACTCTCCAAGGTCGACGCCATCGGCCGCAACTATCAGCGGTTGCTGCGTCGGATTGGGCTGCGGAATGTTCCGCTGAAGTTGATCCGCAAGACCTCGGCCAGCCTATTGGAATCGCACGGCGAATACGGACGGTACGCTCCGCTGTTTCTCGGCCATGCGCCCCGGTCGATCGCCGCGCGGCACTACGTGGTGCCGTCACAGGACCGGTTCGATGACGCCGTGCTGTGGCTGGGAACCCTGTACGGACAGACGGTCAGCAGCGCGAGCGCGTAGGGAAAACTCCGACAGGCCCACTGCTTGCCAAGCGCGTCGCGGCCGCCGTCGTGTTTCCGGGGAAACACGCAGCCCTACCGCGATTGCGCACCGCAGCGGCCGTGGCCGTCCGTCTCCGCGAGAAAGGGCAGCGTCCGTTGCTCGATCGGCCGGGAATGGGTCGCGGCGGGCGGTTCGGCCGGCGCGGCGTCGATCCCGTAGCGGCGCAGCACGAGCGCCAACAGAGGTGCGATGTGACTCAGCCCCGTACGCTTATCCATGCTGTCGAGAGCCATCGGAGGCCTCGCTGGTTCGGGCCACGATCACAGATAGAGCAGTGCGTCGGCGTGGAAGTAGGCGGCGATCACACTCCGCTCGTTATCCGTCCAGTGCACTTTGATGTCAGTGCGCGAGGGCAGCTCGTACGGAAGATCCAGGTGCACACCCACGAGAGTGCCGAGCTGCCGGTACGGATCCTGTTCGTATCGCAGAAGTATGGTCCGTTCGTCGGCGAACATTCGGGAAAAGCCACCGCAGCCGTATAGCGAGAAGAAGTCGTCCGTCACCAGTTGCCGTGTGAAGCCCCCGAAGCCCAACCTATAGTAGCGCACCATTCGGTCAAACTCGGCCCGATCGTGCCACATGCCCCGCCAGTCGGGCTCCGTGGCTGCCAGCGCACAGAGCCCGCAAAACGCGCTCCGCACCACGTCCCAGGGATTCCGGATTACGGCGACGAACCGGTGCTGCGGGAATAGCTTCCTGGCCACGTGGGCGGGCATGTGCTCCAGCGGCGCCGGTCCGCCGATCCACTGCGCACCAGGCACCTGGGCTTCGACGACTGTACTTAGCGACGTGCCGCCCGTGCGTGGGACGTGCAAGTAGACGATCTGCTGCTCGTGGAAGACGATCATTGGCGGAACGCGAAGCAATCGTCGCCGGCTCGTTTGCGGGCCACGCTCGCCAGGGCTTCCGGCGATAATGCCGACGTATCGGCGATCGGCAATCGCAGCCGCGAATCCGCGAGCGTCTGACAGAGCTGCGGGAACTCGGGATGGGTCGGGTTGGCGATGTTCATGCGCTCCCACTCCGCCGGCGTCAGATGCGGCCAGGACGCGATCGCGGCGAACTGCACGCGAGTGCAGTGGTACTCGAGGCCCAGCTCCACGAACGCCGGCATCTCCCGGTAATTAGCAGCCTGACAGACGAAATTGATTTGCCACTCGACGATTTCGCCGGAGTCCTTCAGGTCGCGGCAGAACGCCAGCGCGGTCAGCAGCTCCCCCCAGCGGCCGCCGCGTCGGACCTGTTCGTACGTCGCTTGCGTCGCCGCGTCGATCGACATGACGACCACGGTGACTTTCCGCTTGATCCGGGGCCAGCTTTTCGGCAGCAACAGGCCGTTAGTCCAGATGATCACATGGGGCAATGCATGATCGCCGCTCGTCAGAAAATCCATCGCGTGTCGGCTGGCAAACGGATCGCCGGATAGGAGCAGCGTGATCACGCGCAGGCCGGGCAGGCGGTCGACCATTGCCTGCACGCTCATGGCCGGCTTGTCGGTTTGATGCTCGCGCCGACACGAAGGACACGTCAGGTTGCAGGTACGATCGGTGAGCATCGCCAGCGTGACGGGCGGCTTCTCCACGACCGGCTGATCATCTGGACCCCGTGCCGTGCGCCGCATGGCGGATGCCCGAAAGGGACAGAGCCGGCAGTACCGATCGTCGCCGGCGAGCAGCGCTCGGCGGAACTCCTGCAGGATCGGATCGTTCCAGTCGGCCGCCAGGTCCGTGATCGGGCCAAAGACAAAACGGCTCGGATGGTGCCAGTTCGGACAGCAGGTATTGCGCCAGTTGGGCGATACGTTGAGCGTTTCGAACGGCTGCTGACAGAAAAAGCTCATGCATACACCTTCCCGGTTTCCAAGCAAATGACCAGCTTCTTGGACAGCTGATGGACGCGCCCCGCCACGCAGTCGTGAGACTCGACCAAGCCGGTGCACGTGGATTCCGTCAAATACTTGGCCTTGTGCTCGCCCTGACCCAATTCCGCATCGCGTCGGCGCCAGTCGTCGAACGGAGCCATGACGAGCCGGTCATAGCGGACACCCCAACGACTAAGCCAGTCCTCCGTGACGCTGCGGTGGCACTCGCAGCGATACGTCACGATCAGGGGCGTAGCAAACTGCCGCGGCAGGTGCAGTGGCTTGGCTTCGCGCAGCCAAGTCTGATAACGCGGGTCATCATCATCAAAATAGTTCTGCTCGCAGATGACCCCGTCGAGATCGAAGGCAAGGGTTTGGGTATACACGGAGTTGGCGATGCACCATTCCAGGTAATGCGGCAGAGGCAGTTCCCGCGCGCACAGATCCACTAGGTCGCGCTTCAGCGGATTGCAGTAGACCGCCGCCTTGAGCGTTTTTCTGCGGCGAGGAATAGCGTCCGCGATCTCTCCCATCGCGCGGCCGCTGCCGATGGTGTCGTCCACGATTAGCAGGGTCCCGTTGTCGGGACGCGCATGCTGCATGCGCCAGCCGACAGGCAATCGCTGCAGCCCGGTATCGCGGTGGATGAGATGTGGCCACAGATGCAGGCGTTCGGCGATGAGGAGTGCCGGCGTCAGTCCGGAACGAGGCACACCGGCGACGCCGGTGACGTCAGGTGGAATCTGCGAGGCCAATGATTCGATGTCCCGCAGCCGCTGACGATTGGAAATAAAACGCAGCCCGGTGGATGTCGCGCCGGCCCGCGTCGAGCGCAATTCGTCGCTCGCGTCGACGGCCTCGGAACGCGGGATCTCACAGCCACAGCTGCATTGGTAGGGCCAGTCGTGGCAGTTGCGGAAACGGTGGCAGCTCGGACAGCGGATGATCATGGTGGCAGGTAGAGCGTGGCGGACGCGTAAATCGGGTCGCAGTACAGATTGCAGCGCGCCTCGCCGACGGACGTGCCGGCATCGCAGCGGTAGAAGGGCAGCTCGAGCCCATCGAGGCTACTGCAGCTGAAAGTCGATTTTGCAACCGTCGTCAGAAAATGGTAGGTGATCCAAGGATTGGAGCCGCCGCTGTGGTTATCGCGCGCGGGGTGTAGTTCCGAGAGGCTGCCCACGTGGATGGCCGCTTCCACCTCGAGCTCCGTGTCCAAGTCGAACAACCACACTTTCGCCGCGGCCGTGAGCAGTGTGTAGAAGGATCCGGGGCAGCGGTTCCAGGACCAATTGTCATACCAAGAGCAGGCCGGCGTACCGGCATGGTCGTAGGCGAGGAGCCAGTCCACGAAATGCGAGGTGTTCAGATCTGTGCAGCGGCTGCAGAAAGCGTTCACGAATCCGGCCGCGAGCACTTCCAGTTGTGCGGGCGTTTCGCAGCCCGGATTACATAAGGGGCAGGGGCAGCAGTTCCCCGCCGCGACGCCGAACATCGGCCTAGCATCGCGGAACATCGGTCGGCCGTCTCGGAATGCCCACTTCACGGTTAGCCTGTGCAGATAATGGGATCGAACTGCATTTCGTACGCCGCGGTGCCGGAGGAGACGATCGCAGAAGAGCCGATGACGTAACCGTCGACGTCCGACGTACCGGCGTTGAACTTCAGGAATACCCCGTCCCCGGCGTGTTTGAGGACGAGGGTTGCCGCCTGGTGGGTGATTTGCGCGACCAGCCAGGTGCCGTTGCTGGCGCGCTCGGCTAAGAGCACGTAGTCGCCGGCCTTGCCGGCCAGTTTGAAGAGGCTGTTGACCGGCGAGCCGACACTGGGCGCGGTGCCGCCGCCCAAGGCCTCGACGCTGGTCACGCTCGCGGTCGCATCGGTCGGAGCTAGCGCGCTCTGCAAGGTCGCAATGGCGAGGCCGCTCGAGCCCGCCGCACTCGCTCCCGCCCCGATGACGACGCCGCACGTCTTTTCGCCCGTGCCGCTGGGCTTGTAAAGGATCCGGACCGGGCCGGCGACTGCGGACTGCAAGACCACATTGCCACTGGCCACGGTGGCATAGCCGTGGCCGGCGTCGGTCACGTTGACCAGGGCGAGGCACGCGCCGCTGATCTGAGCATCGGCGAGCGCGTTGGTCGGAGTGGCCTGGCGCAGCAGCCCGAACGGGCGCGTCGCGTTGGGAGTGGCCCCGTCAAACCAGAGCTGCCGCTGGGCGACGGTGGTCAGCAGGAAGCCGAAGATCTCGAGGACCTCCCCTTCGCGGCGGTTCGCACCGGACGAGTTCTTGAGCTTGACGACATCGGTCAGCGGCACGGTGCGCGGCGATCCGCCGCCCTGCCCGAGTCGCTGCTGCTGCGTCCATTCGGTGGCTTCGCCGATGGCATTCCAATCGGCTGCCAGTGGGACGTGCCACGATCCTCCGGGTTGTGCGCGCTCGACCATCTCAGGGGGCTCCGAAGCCGAGCACGGCCGCCAGGTTCCGCAGCTTGAGGTACGGCCGCACGATCTGGACTTTTTCGGCGCGCTGGACGGGCTTGCCGCCGGCGACGGTCGGCTGCCACGTCACGCTGGCCACGTCCCAGCCGGCCTTATCGACGCCGGTGATGCCGCCGATCGTGGCATTGGTGATGTTCTCGCTCATGGCGAAGTGGTAGGCGATGGTCGTCTCGACGTCGCTGCCCTCGCTGCCCTGCGCACCCAAAAAGAGCGTTTCGTACGGCGCCCAGTCAAAGAAGCCGCCGGTGTCCACCGTGCCGGCCAGCCGCGACAAGTTGCGGATCCGGATCGGCACCGTCACGCCGGCGGGGTGTGTGAAGTGCACGGTCACCTTCATCACCGGGATCGTGATGTCGCAGCCTTCCACGTCGTCGCCCTTGACGCCGATCAGGCCGTCGTCATGCTCCGCACCGGCCGGGAACACGGCGATGAACTGGCCAGCCTTCACATGCATAGTGCCGCCCAGAGTGTCGAATTCGAAGCGGTACGATCCCGACTCGCGTTTGCGGGCGTTGTAGGGCACCGTCAGGTTGTAGAGCTTGTGGCCGATCTCCTTGATCGCGATGTCCTGCCGATACAGGATGCCCAGCGGGTGGGCGGCGATCGCCGGCGTTCCGGACAGCGCCAGTTGCGCGACGGTGTCGCTGGAGAATACCCCGTCGCAAACCCATTGTGTGGTCAGCGAGGGCGGATCGAACGTGAGCGAGCGGCTCTCCGGCAGTTCTTCGAACGCGATGCTCATGTTACCTCCAGCGGAACGGCATGATCTGGCTGAGGTCCTGCCGCAGGCCCTGCGTCTCCGCGAGCTGCAGGGCCGCTAGCTGCTGCTGCTGCTCGGCCGCCTGCGCGCTCTTCCGCACGTCTTCAGCCATCCGATCTTGCGGGCCGCCCCCGGACCCCAAGGCCAACAGGCCGGCGGCCGAGAACGAGACGCTGACGGACCGTTCAGCAGTTTGTGGTTGGGTCTCCCGCAACTCTTTCTGCAATCGCTCCTGTTCTGCGGCGAATTGCTCGCGCGTGATCAGTCCCTGCCGGAAGAAGTCGCGGGCCTCGGCGATCTGCGCGTTGAACTTTTCCAGCGGCGTCTTAGCGTTCTCGATAATCGCCTTGACCTTGTCTGGGAGAGCCTCCGCAGCCTCCAGCCCGAACTGCTCTTTCGTGATCACGCCGGCCGCCAGCAGTTCCTGCAGCTCGCGGATGCGCGCCGTGTATTTTTCGAGCGGCGTGGCGTCGACCAGGCCGCTCTTGGCAGCGTCGATTTCGCGGCGGAACTCGGCGAACGAGAGCGTCCCATCGCGCAGCGCCGCCTGCAGCAGCTGAGCCCGGTCCGCAAATTCCTGCAGCGGGCTGCGCACGCCCAACAGCTGGTTCTTCAGCTGGGCGAAGCCGCTCCGGAATTCGGCCTCGCTAATCACGTTCTGCCGGCGCGCCGCGACCAGCTCGGTCAGCCGCTCCCGATACTTTTCCAGGTACGTGGTGTCGATGGTCGGTCTTGCCTGGGACGCGGATCCACCGCCCCCTGCAGATCCGCCACTCGGTCCGCCCGCGGCTGCCGTGCCGGCTGCAGCCGCCGCCGCCGCTGCTGGCGACGCGCCGCTGCGCATGGCCGCTGCCATCTGTTGGCGGAGCTGCCGCGTGCGCTCACTGGCCTGAAACTGTGGTGCCCCCTGCTTGCCCCAGCCCTCGCCGAAGGCGTTGAGGCTGGATCCGAGCGCGAGCGTGAGCGCCTCGCCGATTCCCGAGGCGAGGCCGCTGACATCGCCCGTCACCATCGCCCGCAGCAGCTGCGGCCCAAACGCTGCGGCTTCGCTCACCAGCGCGGTGAACAGCTTGCCCATCGTCGAGCCGATCCAGCTGATCAGGCTCCCGAGTCCGTCGACGATCGCCCGCGTGGTGCGACCCAGCGCGTAGCCCACGAATGCCGGGGCCTGGCTGGCCAGGTCCAACACAGCGGATCCCATGGCCAGCATGGCCAGCTTCGCCGCCTCCCAGGCTTTGCCGAATTCTCCACCCAGCAGCAATTGCGAGATGCCTTTTATCGCCTGCCACAGCGTGCCGAGTTGCGCGGAAAGGTAGGATCCGGCGCCGCTGACAGCGACGAATCCAGCCGCCAGGGCGGCCGCACCCGCGACAATCAACCCGATCGGACTGGCGATCGCCGCCAGCACGGTACCCAGCGCGGAGGCCAAGCCGACAAAGCCGCCGATCGCCGCGGCCACCAGCTGCAACGCCATGCCGACGCCGATCAAGGCGCCGCCGGCACCTACCAGGCCCACAGCCAACTGCGCCGCAGTGACGAGGGCCTGTTTGTTCGCCTCGACCCAGGCCTTGATCTGGCCGGCGATCGCGGTTGCCCGGGCCGCAACGTTCTGAATTGCG